CTACATCAAGCTGACCGAGCAGATGTTTGCCTACATGCTAGACAAATACAAAATAGCGCACGAAATACCATCGCCAATTAATAACGTTAAGCTCAACGAAAATGGTAAGTAAAAACAACATACCAAAGCTCGAGAGGACTTCGGTAACAAGAAAACAGTTTGATTATAAGATCGGAAATGTGACCCTCAATTTTTCACTCCGCAACGACGTAAAACAGGAACTCCGGGCATTTCAAGAGATACTCACCGCAGCCCAAAAGGATGTGCAGGATGAGATTAACAAAATAGGAAATTAGTATGAAACCATTCATTATCACAATACTGGTCATCGTGACACTCCTATCGTTTGGCTACACCCTGCCTTTGCTCGTAGCATACGCACGAGGACACAAGGACACGACAGCAATCGCGGTACTGAACATTCTCGGAGGTTGGACGGGAATACTCTGGCTGGTAGCGTTAGTGTGGGCGTGTAAAAACTAGATATGACTGATATACCACAGGTGAAAATTGAATACGTGAAGCTCGATGAAATAAAACCTTACGAGCGAAATGCTAAGGAGCACCCAAAGAAGCAGGTGCACCAGATAGCTGACTCCATTCGTGAGTTTGGCTTCTTGGTACCTGTGGTAATCGACAAAGACGGAGAGCTGGTAGCCGGACACGGCAGACATATGGCAAGCCAACTGCTTGAAATGGATGAGATACCAGCAATCCGGGCTGAGCACTTAAACGAGGAGCAGATACGAGCCTACCGCCTAGCCGATAACAAGCTCAATGAAAGTAGCTGGGACCGGGCACTACTCATCCCGGAACTGAAGCTACTGAGCCTGCCTATGCTTGACCTGACCGGCTTTAGCCGGGATATGGTCCTAGAGAATGATGAAAAAGACAACATTATTCCAACCTCTACAAAAACATCACACAGCAAGATAGGCGACGTCTATGAGCTGGGGCGCCATCGTCTAGTAGTAGGCGACAGCACTAAGCCGGAGACATACGCCAAGCTGATGAACGGCCAGAACGCCGATATGGTATTCACGGATCCACCATACAACGTGAACTATAAAGGCCGAGGCAAAAACACATCAGAGGGCATAGAGAACGACAACATGGAGCACGAGCAATTCCTGACATTCCTCGCCTCGTACTTTAAAAGCGCCGTCGACGCAGTAAAGGCGGGGGGGGGTTGGTACGTCTTCCATTCGAGCTCCACCCAAGACCAATTCAAGGAAGCTATGCATTTAGCTGGCCTAGAGGTCCGGGCCCAACTGATATGGAATAAGCCTACGGCATCCATGGGCTGGGGCGATTATCGCTGGAAGCATGAGCCGTTCTTTTATGCTGGACGCAAGGAGCAAAAGCTCACGTTTTATGGCGACCGAACCCATAGCACCATCGTAGACTTTCACAAGACTGAGAAAGAATTGATTGCATGGGTAAAGCAGCAAAAGCGTCTCGAGGCGGAGGGAAAAGCAACGGTGTGGTCATTTGGTCGAGATAGCGTCCAGAGCTACGACCACCCAACTCAAAAGCCGGTAGAGCTTATCAGCTACGCCATCGTAAACAGCTCCAAGGCTGGAGACATTGTGCTAGACAGCTTCCTCGGAAGCGGAAGCACCTTGATATCCTGTGAGAAAACAGAGCGTACCTGTTACGGAATCGAGCTAGACCCAAAGTACGCAGACGTGATTGTGCAGAGGTTTGTAGACTTCACTGGCTGTACAGAGATAGCAAAGAATGGTGAAATAGAGGTATGGGACACATCATACGCAGTGTCCAAAGAAATAGATCATTGAAAACTGGGATGAGTGAGTGAGCTCACAAAGTGGAAGCTAGAGAGGTGTTAAAACCTCTTGCGAGAGCCTAGCTAAAGCAGAGAGGGTTTGCTCCGAAAAGGAGACGGCGAACCGTGCGTGTGATTACCTCAATCGTACAGGTCCATAAATGAGGTGAGGGTAGCTCCCTCTCCGTCGAGTGGTGAAAGCCCACCCTAATCACTTACTCTTCCCAGACTTCAATAAATGCTTATGGAACAACCACAGCAAAAAAAACCCGGTATCAAACTGACACCCGGCAATAGAACCCAGAAAGGCAGGCGCAGTGCGCCCAAGGCTGAAGACCGTGTCATAGCAAAGGACAAGTCTCCTATTGCCTACCATTTTTCAGACTCCCGTGTGGGAGGTTTTGACGTACTAAACTCAGACAATGGATGGTGGGTAGAGGCAGAACACCAAGGACGCGTAAAACTGCAAAAACTTGTCGACGCCTACTGCTTCTACATGACCGATGATGAGGCCACTAGCTATGCAGGAATTACACTGGGACAGCTCCGATACTTTCAAGAACTACACCCAGCATTTTTTAGCATAAAACACGCTGCCAAGACACAGCCGGATATGCACGCTAAAAAGACCATTGTGGGCAAGCTACAAACTGACCCCAGCTGGGCTGCTTGGTGGCTGGAGCGTACCCAAAAAGATACTTTTAGCACACGGCAAGAACAGACGGGTGCCAATGGTCGTGACCTCTTTGACGGTATGACCGAGGATTATAAGAAATTAACTGAAGACCTTGAAAATGACTACGGTGATGAAGACGAAGAACACTCTGGAGGAGCTACTGCCGGAGACACTGATGCCGAACCGAGAGGGGATGGACATGAAGCCACCCCTGCCGACGGTGCCAAAACCAAGGAAAAGGCTACTGCATAAATACGCCTCGTGGTTCAACGTAGACGGCAAGAGAGGAGACGAAGCCATCACAGAGGGGCAGGTTGTTATCTTTGACGCTATCATTTTCGCAGGGTTATTTAAACGGGTCCAATTAGTCTGCTCCACTCAATACGGAAAGAGTCTCTGGGTGGCGTTAGCCTGCATTGTGCTGACGTGTATCAGAGGAAAGAGTGTGGTCATCGTGGCGCCATCAAAAGAGAAAGCCAAAATCATCATGCGGTATTTCATTGAGCACCTCGCGGACCACCCGATGTTTTATACCAAGCTCGCCAAGGACTCGAGACTCGAGCGCCTCCGACAAGAAGAAAACAAGGAGCGTATCACATTCAACAACGGCGGTACTATCTTCCTCATCTCCGCAGACCAGAAAAACAGCAAGAAAAGTATCGAAGCAGCCATGGGTGCTGGTGCGGAGATTGTTATCGGTGACGAGTACTGTTTGATTGAAGACAATACCGAGGCCACCATCTTCCGTATGATTGCTGGTAAAGGAAAAAAGGGAGCGTACATTAAAATCGGAAACCCGTTCTACTCTGCCCCACCACATAGCCACTTCCTCAAGAGCTGGCTACAAATTGGAACGTACCATCGCATATTCATTGACTACCACCAAGCACTCAAGGAAGGCCGGTATATGCAGGCATTTATTGACCAAGCGAGAAGCAAACCGCTCTTCGATATTCTATACGAGTGTCTCTTCCCAGACCTAAGCATTATGGACGCGGACGGGTTCCGGCTATTGGTAACACCAGAGCATATCAAGTTTGGTATGACGCCCGAACTAATCCTTGACCTGATGAAGAAGCACGAGGAGGAGTACAAAAAAAAGAAAGGCACTCCACAGGAAATAAGGCGTATCAGGCCGAAGCTGGGATGTGACATCGGTGGTGGTGGAGACTGGAACGTCTTCACCCTCCGGTTCGGCAAATTTGCCGCTGTAGTGCATCGTAACCGCTCAAATGACACAATGACGAACGTGAGCGATTTAGTGGGCTCTAAGGCGGCAGGAAAGAGCAAAGAAGACGAATCAATCGGACTAATGACCAAGTTCGGTGTTAGGGCAGACGATGTGAACATCGATGACATCGGTATTGGTCGCGGTGTGACTGATCGACTGAAAGAACTGGGGTATGGAGTCAATGCCGTGAACGTAGGTGAGACAGCCAAGATAGACCCTGATAGCTTCGCTAACTACAAAGCAGAGCTATGTTGGGAAGCGCGCAAGTGGTGCTTGGATTCAGACACCCGGCTCGACAAGCGAGAGGAGTGGGTCCAGCTGACGTGGCTACGGTATAAAGTGTTGTCAGACCGCAAGGTGCAGATGGAAGAAAAAAAGAAGCTCAAGGAAAGGACTGGCGCGTCACCTGACTACGCCGAGTCGTTCTACCTCACTTTTGCACAGCAACCATTTATCGGCTTCGCATAATCGTGTTATCGTATTAGATATGGAAAAACAACTAGAGTTTGTGCTAATCGTTTGCCCAACGAAAGGGTGTCACTGCATCTTTGCACTACCTGATGGCGTTAACGACCGCCTCCGTGAAAGCAAAGAGACATTTCATTGTCCGTTTGGTCATGGCCAATCATACGGTGGTGATACTGAAGTGCAGCGTCTAAAAAGAGTAATTGAAAACAAAAACGAAATTATTAATGCCAAAGACAAATTTATTGTCGAACTGCAGAAGCCGAAGCGTAAGCCTCGTAAGGTAACTAAAAAGAAAAAATGAAGATACTCTGCAAACTAGGCTGGCATAGATGGAAATACTCACCTCGAGGGTATATGCGCCGATGCACTAGACGTTTATGCACTAAACAAGAAAAGGTATGAGTCAGAAAAAAATTAAACGTTTCCGCAAAGAGACACGGCGTGTGCTCAAAAAGGAATACGGCGAGGGGCTGGATATGCTAAAACAAATCACACGCCCGCGACCAAAGTGGATACCAAAGCGAGTGTGGGTGTGGGTATACCTACCACTCTTCGAAAAGAAGTACCTGCATTTTATTCTTAACTCCATTGATTAATTATGAGCACCATCAATAACGTCACCGAAAAAGAAGCGGAGACAAGAGAGGAGAGGCTCCTACTTGGATTCATTGAATCTGAAGCGGAACGTATCGGACATGGGAACATCACACTGGAAGTCAACATCCGACATGGTAAGATAGACTACATACGCAGTATCGATATCAGTCGCACATTTAAAGTGGAACGAAAGTAGTGTGCACAACTGACTAATTTACATCCCAACGGAATAACCGCCGGATGCTATAATAAAAACATGGCAATCCGCGACCTTTTTAATAAAGCAATCTCGCAAATGCGAGCTAAGCGATACCTCGGACTTTTGCCCGGGGGTCTTCCGTCTAATCCAAGGGCGTGGAGTGATGGCAGTTTCTTAACTGCATTTGAAATTAGTCTCTACGTTAACAAAGCGCTCACCAAGCGTGCTGACAAAGTGAGTGAGATTGAATTTATACTCAAGGACAAGAACGACAAAGAAATTGAAAACGACCCACTTCTACTCTTGCTCGAGCGTCCAAACCCAGCATTCACTGGTGCCGAGTTCTGGGGACTTGCACAAAATTACTACGACATTTTTGGAGAGGTCTACATCCTTAAAGATGACCGTGCCGAAGCATTTTCACGGCCGATTTATGATGACGAGGGTAGAAAGCCACAAGCCATCAAAGCACTACACCTACTCTTTCCAACCGAGATGACACCGCACTTTGATGAGTGGGGTACTCCACTGAAGTACGTCAAGAAATCCGGCAAAGGTGAGATTGACTACCAGCCCGAGCAGATTATCTATATCCGCCGACCAAACCCACGCCAGCCATTGCGTGGTATGAGCCTGCTTAAAGCTGGCGTTATGGCGATTCAAACTGAAACGCAAATCAGTGCATACCACAGTCGCATTTTAGAAAACGGTGGCAAGGTAGAGGGAGTATTTAAATTTAAAACACCATCACTGACTGAAGAACAACTCAAGGACCTCAAGGACCAGTACCAAAAAGAATATGCAGACGCACGAAAAGCTGGACGTCCTATCTTCCTAGGTGGCGACGGTGAGTACGTTAACACTGGGCTCACACCAACTGAGCTGTCGTACATGGAGGCGAAGAAGATGTCACTGCAGGATATCTGTATCTTGACTAGCGTGCCTCAATCAATGCTCGCCTCTACTAACGAGGTGAAGTTTGATAACGCTGACGCCGACCGAGAGATATTCCTACGTGAAACAATCCTACCTATTCTAAAAATGTATGCCAATGCACTGGACTACGGAATGTTTCCACCAAACCAGACACTAGAACCAGTGGATCCTACACCAGAGAACGTAGACCGTGAATTGAAGAAAGCCGAAAGCGGAATCAAGAACTACTACATGACCATCAATGAAGTGCGCGAAATGCGCGGACTTGATCGCCTACCTGACGGGGATGTGATTATGATGCCGTTCAATTTAGTGGCACTTGGTGAGGAAGCGGAGACAACACCACCACCTGAAGAAAAGCGCGCAAAGGCAAACGAAGACTCTGCTCACCCTAACAGTGACCCAGACATTCGAGAAATGTGGGGCAAGATGCAGGACAAGCGAATGATAAATCGCGAGAAGAAAGCAAAGAGCATTGCCAGAGCATACTTCACTGAGCAACGTGACCGAGTGATTGAAGCAGTGAGCCCAGCCAAGGCCCGGTCGTTCCGCCGGAAAAACCTCATTGAAGAAGCAATGCAGATAGAACTTGAAGTAAAAATAGGAAAGGACAAGTTTATGCCGTTCCTCGAGGAGGTGCTCAAAGAAGCTGGCCAAGACGGTCTAGTATTGGCTGGTAGTGATTACTCATTCAACTACGGTGCCACACAACAAAGCTGGTTAAACAACCGGGCTGATGTATTTTTGCGCTTTGTTAATGAGACAACATTCAACTCACTAAAGGAGGCATTCGCCGAGAGCTTGGAGGCTGGCGAGGACCGCAACCAACTTATTAAGCGCATTAAGGATACATACTCTGGTTTTAGCAAAGCAAGGGCGACTACAATCGCTCGTACTGAGGTGCATAACAGCACCCAGTACGGAACCATAGAGGGGTATAAACAAGCTGGACTAAATTCCAAGATATGGGTGACTGTCGGGGACTCATACGTCCGAGCTAGTCACGCGTCTCTTGATGGCGAAGAAGTGCCAATCGACGCAGCGTTCTCGAACGGTCTGATGTATCCGGGGGATCCGTCAGGTGATGCATCCGAGACAGTGAATTGCCGGTGCACAATATAGCGAAGTGCGTGTTATTATTTAAATTATAAGCAAGCCTATGAAGCGGAAACTAAAAAACGGAGAAAAAGCGTACAGCTCGATGCCAGTATCCATTAAGGGTATCGACAAAGAAGCTGGAAAGCTCACCATGATTGCATCCACACAAGATGTAGATCGTCACGGCGATACTATCCTGCAAGCAGGGTGGGATTTGAAGCCGTACAAGAAAAACCCTGTGATTCTAAACAGTCACAACTACTATGATGCGACTGAGGTAATCGCTCGCGCAGAGAACACCCGTATCGAGGGCAAAGGCAAACGTGCCAAGCTCATCCAAGACTGGGTCTTTGCAGTGAATGAGAACCCAAAGGCAAAAATCATTTTCGATCTATACGCAGGTGGTTTCCTGCACGCTTCTTCCGTAGGCTTCATACCACGCAAATTCGCTGAAAAGGATGACGGAGGCAGAGACTGGTTCACTATTGAGGAGGCAGAACTCCTTGAAGTATCCGCTGTGTCCGTACCGGCAAACGCAGCCGCTACTCTCGCTAAGAGTATTGGCATTGACGTCGCTGAACTAAAGGAAGCTGTAGCTGTTGAAGATGAGGATGAGGAAACTGACGAGCCTGAAAACGATGAGACAGAGGACACTGAAGAAGTCGATGATGCCGAAACTGATGAGGAGCCTGAAGCTGAAGAAGAACCAGAGGAGACACCATCTGAAAAACGCGCACGCTTGAAACAAGAGCTTAAAGAATTAGGCGACGAAGATGACGGCGATGATTGCATGGTGAGTGAGGACGGTGACTTTGAAGACGAACCAGAGCCGACACTACCGAAGAAGCTCAGTTATAACGCCAAGGTATTAAATGCTATCCACACTATCAGCAAGCAAGAGCGTCGTGCATATGAGACTGCAGGTGCTATAATCAAATCACTACTCGACGAGGACCCAGAGGGGGCCAAGCTAGACCGAGAGATTCGTGCCAAAGTGCGAAAACGAAAGGTCAACAAAGCAATCAGGATTCTGATTAAGTCGAAATAAAACACTCAAGAAGTGATGATATGTAGCTGAGAGTTTGTGTTAGGGACGTTCAATCGTCCGGCTCCGAAAGGACCATAACAATAATCAATACTCTCACCGATCGGAATGGTCGTAACTCCCAATGCTACTGGGCATCTAAAAAACATTACTAAGGTAAACATCACTTCTCATATGACGCTAAAGGAAATTCTAAAGCGCATCAAAACTTTGACAGCGCGTGGCTATGCCACTACCGCTGAAAAAGAAGAGCTTTCCAAAGCAATCGGCAAACTAAAGTCTGAAGATCAGGCGGCAGTAGCTGACCAACAGTCTGACGTTAACGACCTCCCTGAAAACGAGGGCGGAGACGCAGGCGACGATGCAGATGCAGACGAGGACGACGAGGAGGTCGACGACACCGAAGTGGAAAAGGGAATCCGTTCCCTCTTCTCACGTGAGGCGAAGAAGATCACCAAAGAGCTCAAGTCTGACATCAAGTCGTACATGGACGAGCAGCGCGAACTTATGCGTGAGAAAGCAGGTGTGTACCACCCAGAGGTTTCCGCGAAGCGCAAGGAGCTCAATGAGCACCTCCGCGACTTCTCCAAAGCACTCCTCGGAGGCAACGAAACTCTTTGTAAGGAGATGACTTCTGACAGCTCTGGCTCACCGTACGCTGGTTATACCATCGATACTGAGCTATCTGCAGAAATTCGTCACCTTATCACTGAGTACGGTGTCGCTCGACGCGAGATGACTGTTATTCCGCTCACTAAGGGTCAGTACGACGCTAACAATCTGGCAACAGACGTTACCGTTTACTGGGTCGATGAGGGCGCTGTAATCAGCTCAACTCAGGCAGTACTTGGACAGGAAAGCCTCACTCTTAAGAAGCTGGGCGCGATTGTCACTTTGACAAACGAGCTCCTCGAGGATACAGAGATTGACTTCGTGTCGTTCCTTGGTTCTCGTGTTGCTGAGGGCTTTGCGCAAGCAGAGGACGAAGCATTCTTCAAGGGAGACGGGACATCGACTTACGGTTCTTTCACTGGTTTGCTTAAAGCAACCGATGGAAATACTGTAACGATGACTGGTACTACATTTGCTTCCATTACTGCAGAAGACTTGATTGACATGGTGGACGCAACTCCATCAGGTGCAATATCGAACGGTAAGTTCTATATGCACCGCACAATCATGTCTCTGATTCGTAAGCTCCGTGAAGACTCGGTAACAGCTGGAGATGGCGCAGGTGCGTTCATCTACCAAGCACCGAGCGATCGCGGTCCTGCGACAGTCTGGGGATATCCAGTGGTACTCGTGGAGGCTATGCCTACCAAGAGTGACACTGCAGCAGACACTGCGTTCGTTCTCTTCGGAGACTTGCGTAAGGCCTGTATTCTCGGAGTCAAGGCGAGTGGTCTTCAGATGAGTCGGTTTGACGCCGGTGTGGTTCGCAACGTTGCGGCCAACGCTGACATCAACCTCATCACGACCGATCGTCAGGCAGTTCGATGGACTGAGCGCACAGGTTATATCCGCATTGTTCCGCTTGCGGTCACTCGCCTTAAGACGGCGGCTGCATCAGCCTAGTACTCACTCGCAATAAAAACACCCCGGCGCAAGCTGGGGTGTTTTTATGTGGTATCATACAATCATATGCTATTCGCAGAGAAGAAAATCACGGATGGTTTTAACTATTGGACCGAGGATGTTTTTGGCGAGGTTACAATTGACTCCAACTTAAAGCTAGATGCAAAGATGCTAGACCGAATAACATTGCTCATTTTGAAGCAGGAACCCGGCGCTGAGACAGTCAACGGAGAAGTGCGCCACGATAAGGGTGTGGTATCATATACACTAAAGCGAGCACCCCAATGGGCAGACCTTGATGATGAGGAGCTCGGCGAAGAAATATGCAAAAATACACCTACATCGATACTCGAACGGGCCAAAGGCATTATAGTGAACGCCTTGTTAATGATCCCCGGTTTCAGCTGGTGCAAGAGGTTCGTGGAAGCATTCCTAGAGGCATGGAGAAGAAGATAGGAGGTAGCTATCCACAGGGTGCAAAAAAGAAGTAGTGCGAAATTTAAAAGTCTGCTAACATATAGGTAACATGAAAAGCCAAATTCTTAATTATCTTGGAGAAAATAGTCGCAACCTTGCGCACGCCTCCATTGTACTCGTCCTAGGTCTTTTATTGACTGACGCCACTGACCAATTGATACCCCTCTTCACGCTGGCAACATTTACATGGCAACTCCAAGGCTCAACGCCTACAACCATTGAAGCGACTGACATCGTTCAGTTTGCTGGGTCTGGTGGCTTTGATTCTAAAGTGACAGTGGGAGCATACAACGACACTACTCACGTAGCATCAAGTATTGGTGCTGACGATTCAAGTGGTAACACTCCGAATAACAACAAATTCATCAGTCAAGCTGGTGGTACAGCCGGCGACTCTCAAGCTGACTGGGGTGATGGTACCGAGGACCTCGATGCTATCCTAGACGCTGAGTGTGCGATTAAAATCAACTTTAGTGATGCCTCGAGCGTTATCACTGAAAGCGCTATCTTCTATGCATACGACGGTAGCACTACAACTACCGCTCCAACCGGCGTGACATTCGTAGCAGCAGAAAGCGGAGATGCTAACTTCACCGCAGCAGAGGGCTCAGCGGCCGCGGTAACACTTACCGACCAGAGCACTGGAACATCTCACGATTTCTACATTGTAGCATCGGTATCACCTGACTCGGTCGGACTAAAGGACGCGTTCACCCTTAGAATTGAGTTAACCTACTCTTAAAATTATGATTTACACAGCATTAGAAATAGTGAAATTGACAGGCGTTGCTACTCCAGAACAACGGTTCGGGAAAGAACGCATCAAGATCGACGGCATCGCTGCGCGCGAAGCTAACAAGCTGATCAACACTCAAGACGCCACCAAGGTACACGTACAAGTAGGTGCTGAGACATTTGATGTCGACCTGCCAAAGCAAGATGCACCATCTGAAGCGGTGGCTAAAGCTAGGGAGGCTAAAGGAGCAGAAGCTACTAAAGCATTCGAGGCCAGTCAAGTAGCCAAGGGCCGAATCAAGCCGAAGAAAGATACTCTTGAAAAGGAGTAGACTCCATTAAAAATAACGAGGCGCATAGCGACTCAACAAAGCAATAAATATGCATAAGGTACTATTCATCGCCGGGCTCTCTAACGGGGAAACCGCAGCAGAAGAAAAGGGTAACTATCAGACAATCACTGGGGAGCTTTCACCATGGCAAAGACTCCAACGGTACATTGCAGATAACGACGTAACAATAACGTCGTTATCTTTGTATACGAGGGACGGAAAGCGCTGGACTCTACCATCAATTAGCGACCGACCTAAGTTTCGTGAGTTTTCAAGCGCTGTGAAGCCTGTAGAGCTTAAATTCTTCCGTAAAGCGGCTATGGAGGGCATTAGCCCAAAAGAACTGCAGGAAGCGCCAAAAACAGAGCTACACGCCGTTATAGAGGCCGAATACGAGGATGGATCCAAATTGCAGGTCTGGGTCGATGAGGAGAGCCAAAATGCGTGGTCATTATTCGTTAACAACAACTAGCGATGATAGATATCGAGCGTAAAAAAGTATCACGAGTACTGACTGACAGATTCGCCATAGAGCGAAATACTTTTATACGTACGGTAAAAGACACACAAGAGCGTCTCATTAACATTGAAATCGGAGACAGTAAGGAGGATGACTTCAAACCACAGGTGAAGACTGAGTGGTTTGACAATGAATACAATCGCTCTATACGAGCAGAAGAGCATCCTGACGCTATAGTAAAGACCGAGGGTGACAAAATCATCTACGAGACACCAGACTACTCTGTCATACAGTACGAAAAGCCCGACGCTGGTGAGGAGGGAGGTCACGAGCTAGAGTGGCTATTACCACGCAAGCCGGCATCGAACGAGCTACACTTCACACTTCGATATAAGGGAGGTGTTAAGTTTTTTCATCAGCCAGCATTGACAGAAAAAGAGAAAGCAAATGGTGCAGAAAGACCAGAAAATATAATTGGTAGTTATGCTGTTTATATAGACAAAGCAAACCATCGTATAGGTAGCAATAACTATGCTACTGGAAAAATTGAACACATTTATCGACCTAAAGCCATAGACGCAAACGGCAACGAAGCGTGGTGTATTCTGCATATTCCAGAAAGCGGAGGAGCTGAGATAAACATCGACTGTCACGTAGAAGTGCCACAGGATTTTCTCGATAACGCTAAGTACCCTGTACGAGTAGACCCAACTTTCGGCTACGAGAGTGCAGGAGGTTCAGTACATTGGGCAAGTTTTGGTAGTGCTGACTTTCAAGTGTACGGAATGCGTGATACAGATTTATCTGGAACCCTAGATTCAGTATCCGCTTACGTAGGTATCCAAAATGGAGGCACAGGGACTCCTGGCGGAGCACGTTTCGCTGACGAAGAACCAGATTTTAACCATAACGTACTGAATACGGGTAATTTTGCGTCACTGACAGGAATTGGTCCTACACTAAGGACTTTCACCGCAGCAAGCCAGCCGTTTTCTGGAACTACTGTATATGTTGGACACACAGGCTTCTATTCAGGAAGTGGTGGAGGGGCTAACAGCGGGGTATATTACGATTCGGGAAGCGGAACCAGTTACTTTGTAACAGGTGATTCAGGAAGTTATAGTGCGGAAACAGATAGAGTAAGTGTCTACGCCACCTACACCGAAGAAGCAGGGACAGAAGTAGATGACGAACGCGCCGCTGAAACACACGGAGAAAGTACTTCGAATAGTGAGCGAGATGTTGAAACACACGGTGTTCAAACTGATGCTACGGCGCGTGCCGCTGAGGCGATGGGTAGTCAAAACGACAGTTCGCAAAGAGCTGTCAAAATGACAGGTGTCGGCGGCGTCAATCTCACAGCTGTGCAGGACGGTGCTAACATCGCCCTTGAATGGACGTATTAAACCATGAGCCAATTTTTTACAGACTTTAGCGAATATACTACCGGGGCGCAGCCAAGCGACTGGACTCGGTATTGGAATACCACACCAACTGCTCCAACCGTAGAAGTAGACGGTGGAGCAGTCGGAGGCAAAGTGCTTAGATTATACGAGTCAGGTTCATTCGTGCGCTCAGCACTTGCATGGGAAAACGTTAGCTTTCCTAGTGATACTGAAGTAGACCTATACTTTAAAGTAGACATCAGGACACAGGCAATTCCGTTTCCTGCTTTGCGAGCATCAGGTACTGCCGAAAGTGCTCGTACGGGTTACGTTTTTCTTTTTAGAAATGATAACGACCTTATAGACATTCGCCGTGCAGTGTCAGGCTCTGAAACTTCACTGGGCACTCAGGCATTCACATTTACCAGCAACACGGTATACCACTTCAGGTGCCAAGTGTCTGGGACTGGGGCAACTGTTACTATCAGAGCAAAGGTGTGGGCAGACGGTGATTCAGAGCCGGGCACTTGGACACTGACGGTGACTGACACCAACGCAGCGAGAATTGTATCAGATGGTCGCGTACAACTCGGAGCAGTAGGGAATTCAAGTACATATGCCTCATATGATGTAGTGGGGGTGGGATTTTCAGAAGATGCACCGCAGACTGGGTCAACACCTGCTAATGATGAAAGAGCCGCAGAAGTACACGGAATTAATACCGCCAACTCCGAGCGAGGAGCAACCGTGGAGGGTAGCTATGCTCCCAACACATGGCAGGTCCAGCGCAATGATGACGGCGCTGGGTGGAATGATATAGAAGCCGAGGTAGTTATTGCCGAGGGCGGTGGTGTTTATGTTTATGACGATACTGGACCTTTTACTAATGGCGTAGAGTACTGCTACCGAGTGCGTCAGTTAACCGACGAAAGTAACTGGTCGAATATCGACTGTGTAGTATATTCCGCTGGGACGGAAACTAGTAACGAGCGACCAGCTGAGGTCACAGGGTCGATTGATTCAACCTCCGAGAGAGATGCTGAAGTGCACGGAGAGTCCAGTGCTTCAGACACCAGACCTGCAGAAATACACGGTACTGATTCGACCACGAATGAACGGTCGGCAGTAACTACTGGTCAAAATTCCGCAAATGCGGCGCGACCTGCTGAAGTAATCGGCTCAGATACAGCCAACGATGAGCGAAGTGCTGAAATATCAGGTCAAGATACTGCAAATACGAGCCGTGCCGCTGAAATCCATGGACAAGACACAGGTAATGACTCTAGAGACAGTGAGGTCCACGGTACTGCTACTGCAAACAATGAAAGAGAAGCCGAAACTCATGGAGCAGATACTGCTACTGCAGAACGCGCATCCGAGGTGCACGGAGAGGCAACTGACTCCAATGAACGTGCCACCGAGGTAGACGGTACATCTTCAGTAACAAGCCAACGACCGTCGGAAGTGCACGGAGAAGCCAGTACTACGAATGAGAGAGGCTCCGAAACCACAGGCTCTTTAACTGACGATGACGAGCGATCATCTGAAACCCACGGAACTGCAGATGACCAAGACGACCGCCCGGCTGAAGTGACAGGTAGCCTTGATGTATCAGCAGAAAGAGATGCCGAGGTGCAAGGTGCTACTGAAGCAAGCGCTGAACGCTCTGCAGAGACTCATGGAGTAACGACTGACTCCTCCACTCGGGATTCTGAAATTCACGGCCAAAGCATCACTACAAACGAACGTGACGCAGAGGCGAGTGGTAGTAACAGTGCATCAAATGAACGTACTTCTGAAATTCACGGTGTCGCAACTAACTCAAATATCAGGGAAGTGGAAGTGCACGGAGAGGATACTGCGAACGACGAACGTGCATCCGAAATTGTGGGTGCTGATTTAGCTGATGATGAAAGGGAAGCTACTGTCCACGGTTCACTTGAAACGCAGGATGACCGTTCTGCCGAAGTGCACGGATCCATAGAAATTGATAGTGAGAGGTCAGCCTTGACGCAAGGTACCAACTTTGCCAACGCGGAACGTGACGCAGAGGTCACTGGAGCAATAGACGTACAGGTCACGCGACCAGCTCAGGTATCAGGAACTAATGAAGACAATGACGAGCGACCGTCCGAGGTTACTGGCGTCAACTCTTCGACTACAGAACGGGGAGCGCAGGTAACTGGCAAAGTAGGAGATCCTTATTGTCCAGCTGATAGCCCGTACACACCCGGAACGGACCCGTATTCTCCAAAGACTAGCCCTTTCAGCGCGCAAGCCTCACCGTACTCCCCTACTTCGGATGTTTACACTCCAGCTGGCAAGCGCGTATGCAATTAGTGATATAATAAAACTACTATGGTAAAGGGCTACACAACCGAAGCATTAATCGAGCAATACACACTCACCGACATAGCTTCTAGCTTCTCGGCGCAGATTAGCTCGTGGATTGAAGCAATGGAGGAACACGTAGACAACGAAACTGGTCGCAACTTTATTGCTGACACAGCGGCGACCGCCCGGGTGTACGATGGTGACGGCGAGCATGACATACTTATTGATGACTGTGTTGAAGTTACGCTAGTGGAAGTAGGCGAAGATGACTATGGTGGCGCATTCTCTACCGTACCGTCAACTGGCAGTACTCGGTACTTTCTTGAACCTGCGAACTACTCTGCGAAGAAAATGCCGATAACTAAAATTGTATTGCAACACCGTCCGTGGACTCACGGCAAGCAGAACAATCGCGTCACTGCCAAATGGGGATACAGTGTAGCGTGCCCAGAGGCTATCACGTTTGCGACTACCGTATTGGTAGCTGGTATCATCAACGCCCAGCGCAAGGACACGAAAGAAATAGCTTCAGAGAAAATCGGCAACTATGCAGTTACCTATACCTCCGACAAGGAAAAGAGCGACTTCGAACAGGCAAAAGCTATCTTGCAGAAATACACAAAGATGCGCCTATGATAGAAAAATTTTATACAACGACCATCGCGGTCACTAGAATGACGTGGGTAGGCGACAGCTCCTCGGAGATATCGCGGGCGTCATTCTCTGGACACATCCAGCAAGCCAGACCAGAATACGCCGAGCACGTTGGTGAAGCATGGGGCCTAGTGTTCCTCGTTTGGTGTGATGAAGCGACTGACGTCCAAGAGGGCGATACCCTTACGATAGCAACTGGAGACTACGCTGGGACATACAATGTGCGTAACAAGATGACCAACGCCATCGGAAATAACAAGCACCTCGAGCTTGTATGCATTAAAGATAAATCATGATGAAAAGAATAGCACTCGTGCTGGGAGTAATCCTGTCCGTTGCCGTCTTCTTCCAACCACTACATAGCCCACCGATTGAATCTAAGTCAGCTCCGGCAGACGAGGAGCCCTCCTTAGCCAAGCCTCCTGAAGTAGCGACGAGCACAAAGGAGGCGAAGCCAGAGATAATCGAAAAAGAACCTGAGGCTCCAAATTTGCCTGAGGGTGTTATTTGTACCGATGATTGTCCGCTGATTGACCCAGCGATTGTAGAGGAAAAAGTGCGTGAGTTTTTTGCAGATATTCCAGTGATGGTAGCGGTAGCAAAATGCGAAAGCCGATTCCGTCAGTACGACACAAACGGGGAAGCTCTAAAAAACAGAGAGGGATCCAGCGCCACCGGAGTGCTACAGATAATGGCGAGCTATCACCGGGAAATCGCGACAAATCTCGGCTATGATATCGACACTCTTGAGGGAAATCTCGGCTATGCCCGTCACCTTTATGAGTCAAATGGGACGCGTGACTGGGAAGCAAGCCGTACATGCTGGGGAAGCTCTATTGTGGCTAAAAATAAGGATATCTCGGAATCATAAGGGGTCTCCCCCACTGCTCTGCCTATCGCTCAAGAGGGCTGGGGAAGCGATATGAGGGACACCACAAGGGCAGGGGAGTGGGGTCTGCTACAATAAACATATGGCGAAAACAGAAATAACAATCGTCGGGCTCACTGAGCTGAAACTCGCTATCAAACGCAACCCACAACGCGTGGTCGCGGAAGCAAGACGATTCCTCACTCGAGGTATAGCGGCATATAACCGAGGCATTCTCCGCAACCCGTGGGGTCTCTTAGACAGCGGCGGAGGTGCGCCGGTAGCTACTGGAAACTTGCGTGATACTCACATCCGGACTGTAGAACAATTCAAAGCTACTATTGGACCAAACCTCAGCACTGCCCCGTACGCTGTGTATATTCACCACGGAACCAAAAAGATGAAAGCACGGCCGTGGTTGGACTATGCATACCGTGAGAAAAAAGGTGAGGTAGAACAGCTCTATCGTGATATGCTTAGTGCAATAGTAAGGGACCTAGCAAAATAGTATGTACGCAACACTTATAGCAAAAATCAAAGCTACATTATCCAGCGTCACCAAGGTGAAGCAATACTCCAACGTACCCGGGACAAAAATCAATTACTACCCGTACGTCTTCTTTAAACCAAACGGCTTCAGCAGTGCATTTGAGACAAACCAAGAAAACGCCAAAACGTTCAACTTTATGATGTACGTGATAGTGGGCGCTGAAGCTACCACTAAAGAAAAGGTATTTGATGACGTTCTTCCGGGAGTAGTGGATGCTATCGTTGAAGCATTTGATGCAGAGTGGAATGGCGGAACTGTTGACGGCCACAGAGTGAGGGTGTTGATAAACTCAGCCGAAGCGTGGGAGCTTGCAGAGGAGGCAGACGGACTCGTCGGCTATGCACCTTTGAATGTTGAAATCCGCTTTTTGAGTGAGATAAGTTAATGGTATACTTTAATTAACGCATGAACCGCGACATTAGTAATAAATTATAAAATAGGCTTATGGAAATTGTAGGACGAGAAATCGAATTCGGAGTCGCCACAGAGGCGTCTCGTGGCGTAGCTGAAACCACTGCAGACAAGTGGACTCGTAAGGTGACCGCCACCGTAGTAGAACGAGCAGCACACGCACTCGACAATACCACTCGTGGTCTCCTCGAGGACGGTGAGGGGCGCAGAGTAGTACAGACATACGCTGAGGGAGAGCTTAGCGGTCCTGCACATATTGACGTGCTTGGATGGTTGTTCTCAAACATTTATGGCAAAGTCGTATCAAGCAACGTCGCAGGTTCCGTATACTCTCACATCTTTAACCTGAAGCAGAACATCCAGCACCAGAGCTTGACTCTATTTGCTAAAGACGGATCCGTACAGCAACTCACATTCGCGAACGCGATGATTAACACGCTTCAATTGAATGTGACTCAAGAGGAGCTAGTAACTTTCAGCACCAACTTTATCGCTGGAGTAGCGGCCAACAACTCAGACACTCCAAGCTATGACACTGAGTACGACTTTATCTCACGGGATGTGGTTATTAAGGTAGCTGACTCTGCGGCTGGACTAGCTGGAGCAGCCGCTACCAAGGCCAAGACACTGGAAGTAACCTTTGACCAAGGACTTATTCGCGACCACGTAGTCGGTGCAAAGACACCAGATGACATCTACAACGCGCGCTTGATGATTACCGGCAGTATGATGCTCAACCTTGACGCTGAGACTTTCAAGGATTTGTATCTTGGAGACACTGCCAAGTATGTGAGCATCACCATCACTGGCGAAGCAGATATCGGTGGAGGCAACTTCCCGACCATCACTATCCTACTTAACAAGGTGCAGTTTATGGACTGGAACCGATCAGGTGACGGCAATGACCTTGTCACTCAAGAAGTAGCGTTCCAAGCTATGTACAACGCATCAGATGCCAAGGCATCGCAGGTGACAATCCAAAACCTTACCAGTTCGTACGATAACGTACCAAGTAACTAGCCTATGTTTGTATCACTTAAAGACTGCGGAGCGAATGTAGAAATTATTGACTCACTTTCGTGGGGTCAAAAAGAAGAGATTCAAGAAGCGATGCTCAGTGGCGTCAAAATAAACAAGGACAATATCGACAACAAAGCCGACATTGCACTTGATGCCTCAGCTCTATCTAGAGCAAAGTACGCGACCTTGATGGTATGCATCAAGCATATCGATGATAAGGAGGGCAACGAAATTAAATACACAAAGGAGTGGGCATACAACTTGTCGCAAGCAGACGGGGATACACTCTTCGATGCAGTAAACAAAATAACTAATCCTGCCACAGAGGAAAAAAAAAATAATACCGGGGTGGAAATTAAGGGATGAGTTAGGAGGACGAAAGGCGTGGAGTGAACCTGTTATAATGGAAGCATTGTCGCACCGCTACGGTTGGACACCCGACCAAATAAGAGCAATGCGACTGAGCGATGTTCAGCAGTACTTGGAAATCATCGGGGAAATAAATCGCCTCGAAAAGATGCGCCAACTGCGTGCAGGTAATAGAAAATAACTATGGACTCACGTCAACTACAAATCGTCCTCAAATTACAGGACCAAGCAACCCGAGAACTGCGAAAAATGACGGGCGATCTTAATAACGTCCAGAGAGGCGCCACTGGAGCCGGTGGTGCATTTTCTAGTTTTGCAAAGCAGATAGCGGTAGCAGCAGGTGCATACATCTCATTTCGTAGCGCATACCGAGCCCTGTCGATTGGTGTGAGTATTGCTGCCGACCTGCAGACTGCAGAGGTGGGACTTAAAACCCTGCTTGGATCCGCAGAAGAAGCGCAGAGTACAATTGCACGCCTTAAGGTGGAAGCGGCCCGCACTCCATTCGAGCTTCCGGGCTTGACGCAAGCTACCCAACTCTTAACTTCAGTCACCAAAGACGGCGACAGGTCCATCGACATCCTCCTTGATGTTGGTGAGGCACTGGCAGCCATGGGTAAAGGACAAAGCGAACTTGACCGCATCATTGTAAACCTGCAACAAGTAGCGGCTGTAGGTAAGGCGGCAACTATCGACATTAAACAGTTTGCATTTGCTGGAATTCCTATCTATGAGATGTTAGCCGAGACAACCGGCAAGACTGGTGAAGCGCTGGCAGAAATGATTGATAATGGCGAGATTACATTTGACCTGTTGACCAATATGTTTGATGAAGCCAACGATGAGGGTGGGCGTTTCTTTAATGCATTCGTTAACCAAAGCGGCACTTTTAATCAGGCACTCAGCAACATGAAAGATAGCTTTGGTATCTTCATGAGTGATATTGTAAAGAACACAGGTATATTCCAAGGGATGACCGACGCAATGATTGGCGTCTCAAACGTACTTGGAGACTGGCAGGGTAGCATTCAAAGCGTAAAGGACAGACTCGGAGAATTGATGATGGAAATAGATGCCCACAGTGGACTAGTGACGCACTTCACAGAAGCGTGGAAAAGTGTCGTTATGGTCTATCAAGAGCAACTAGCACCAGCATTAGCAGACCTCTGGGAGGCCCTGAAGCCCCTACAGCCCCTATTAGACGCAATGGTGGTGGTATTTGGCACAGCGCTCGTGATTGCCATTAAAGTGGCTGGGGACATCATTCTCGGGCTTATTCTTGTATTAACCCAGCTATTCACATGGGTTGCAAAAATAAACACTTACTGGGCAGGTGTATGGGTAGTCACTATTGACGCAATCGGCACAGCCATCTTCAAAGTCACAGAATTTATCAATGGAATGATTGATGCTTTTCGTACAGCAATCGAACTAGCCAAAGAGCTCGGCGGTGGCGCTCTTGACTACGTGTCAGGACTTCTCCCCGGGCGCGCGTCTGGTGGACCAGTACAGTCAGGCCAAGGCTACGTTGTCGGCGAACGTGGTCCGGAACTGTTTGTGCCTCGCACTAGCGGTACGATTGTGCCTAACCACTCACTGGGTGGCTCGGGAGGTGGAGTGAACATAAACGTATATGGCGATGTCTCGGGCCAAGAGCTGGTCGACCGAGTGCTAGAAGCCATAGAGGGTGACATTAAGCGCCGGATACGAGTAACCGCATGATAGTCATAACTATTAATTCAGTAGATCGCACTGCAGACATTGAAAAAGACAGTGTCGCGTATTCGCAGACCCTCAGCAAATCACCGGCCACATTTCACTTTAGAATCAAAGGATTGAAGACTCAGCCATTGATGGGACAAACCATCCTAGTGACTGAAGACGGGGATAACATTTTTAATGGAACAATTGTAGAAAAGCACTCGGTAGCGATTGGCGGTTTGATGGTAGGGTATGAGTACCTCGCACTCGATGGTTACTACCAGCTCGACGGTAAGCTAGTCTCAAAATCGTATGAGAACACAACCGCAAAAGCACTGGTAGAAGACATCATCAGCACCTACGTGACTGGAATCACCACCAACATCCCAGCTACCTCCCCGACTATTAGGACAGCGCGATTTAACTATGAACAACCCAGCCAGTGCATCCAAAAAATAGCGAACCAGATAGGCTGGGACTGGTGGATAGATGCCGATCTTTCAACCTCCTGAAGCTAATGCTGCTCCGTTCACTCTTACCGACGACAATGGCAACGTCGAGGCGAACAGCCTGCGTTTTGATAGCAATATCGTGGAACTTCGCAACGTAGTGTTTGTCCGAGGTGGAGAATATAAGGATCCAATCAGTGAAGCGGACGCCACCGATAAATACGAATCAAACGGCGAGGATAACACGTTTCCATTGGTGTATCGATACACTGACGTGGAGATTACGCGCAATGCAGTGGCTCAAACTGTAGGTGTGGACTATATCGATAATATGTTTGGCGATATTTTATCGCTTGGAGATGCGACCGGCACTACAGCAAATAAACTTGTTTCTAGTACTGCGACATTTGTCACCGATGGTGTAGCAGTAGGTGACCAAGTTTTTAATAGCACTGACGAAACATACGCAGTGGTAACCAATGTAGACAGTGAAACACAGTTGACGCTAAACAAAGATATCTTTGTATCCGGTGAGGCATACACCGTCACGCAGGTAGCATTTAACTGTATGTACAACTATCAAGAAAAGCTGGTGAAATTCCCAGATGGAACTCTTGATGATGGCGACATCATTCGCGTATTTGGTGACGCCAACGTGCCACTTATTGTGCAGGCTGTGGATAGCGACAGCATCATCGCATTCGGCGAGCGTGAGGGTGTGGAGATAGATAAAAGCATCACTTCTATCGAGGAGGCGGAACTCCTCGCCAACTCCTTGCTTGAAAAATGGAAAGAGGGGTCCCTCGAGGGTAAATTTACTACCCGTGAAACTGGCCTGCGCGTTGGTCAGTACCTCACCATAACCAGTACTAGGTTCGGTGTGGATGCGATGTACAGAGTAAATAAAGTACGTGGCACACTAAAGCATTTAGATGCGTTTGAGTGGAAGATAGAATTTCTCACATCTGGGCAAACAAAACTGACAGATATTCTTATCAGTCTTATCGGCAAAGACAATCAGAACGTTGAGATCAGCCCAAATGAAGTGATTCAAAAATTCCGACAGGTGGTTGATGCCTTTAGTTTCTCTGATGAGATTGTGAGTGTGACCAGCGATAGTGCGCCGTATCACTACGGACCGGTCACTGCAGGAAATGAGGGGTTATATAACTTCGCCACATACACATAGATGTTATAATTTTTATATGGAACAAGTACTCCAAAGCAATTTTTCACTAATGGGTGAAATCAAAGTAATAAAAACCTGCTCCAAAACGGGTAGGCTTTTGAGTGAGACACCGTGGATGAAAAACCAAGTCATGGCAAACGATGCCCGAGGTATTTATATGATGCTCGACCGCCTCGCCAACGACCTCACATACACAGGTGTAATTAAGTACGCAGAGATTGGAGACGACAATACAGCACCAACATCAGCCGATACTGATATGGGTAATGGACTGGTGCGCGTGCAGGTGGGCTCTTACTCTCGCTCTGCATTGACCGCGACGTTCCGTTTTTTCTTTCCAGACGCAACAACACCAGACGATACCTACCTCGAGTTTGGTATGTTCGTAGACGGTAGTATTACACTGGGGACTGGTCGACTTTTTAATAGAATTCTATTCGCGACCGACTTGGTGAAATCCACTGGAGAGGATCATACGGTAGTATGCCGTGTCACTGGAAGTGTATAATATAAATATATATGGCTGACAATAAAATTATCCCAGATGCAGTAATCCGCGCCGACAACTATATCGATGAGGCTGACCGTGACGCTACTCCAGCGAATGATGAGGGCCGAGTACCTAAGCTCGAGGATGATGGACAATTAAGCAAGGATTTTATACCAGATGCCTTTTTTGGTGACGGCTCTGATGGTGACGTAGTTATCTCTACTCCTACGACTCTAACTAGAGATATGTTCTATAACAACCTTACGGTTAATAGCACACTGACCACCGACGGATATCAGATTTTTGTTAAAGAGACTATTGACGGTACAGGAACGATTGACTGGGGTACACCAAACGAT